TCTGGCATATATAATGAGATATAACTTATGGCTTTTGTTCTTCTTGGTTGAAAATTCAATTTAGAAGAATCTAAGTAGTTTAGTACATCTCCCGCTGCAGTTCCAAAAGATTCTGCAGCATTAGTAATGTCAGAAAAATCTCCTTTAAAAATTGGACCAAGTGTATTTTTTAATTTATCTAAAGAAGCTCCACTTGTCACATCACTAAAGGCTTTTTTTGCCCCATTTTGAACATCATTAGCTAAAGATATAGCTGTTGATTTAACTTCTTCATATGATAAAGGTATAGTTTCTAATATACCAAACTGAACTACATGGCCTTTAGTTGCTGAATTTAAGTCTCTTGGATATTGTAATATGTCTTGTTTAAATGGATTATCAAACAAAGCACCCAAAGGACCTTTACTTGATAATCCTGGAATTGATATACCAGCGATTGAACTTGGAATTGAGATAATAGCCATGGTTTACTCTTTATAATTGATATACATAGTATTTATGGCATATTCAGGACTATTCAAACCAAAACACCCAGAAAAATATGTTGGAGACCCCAACAATATTGTATATCGCTCGTCTTGGGAAGTCAGAGTGATGAGATGGTTAGACGAAAACCCCAATATAATCACTTGGGCTTCAGAGGAATTACACATTTCCTACAAATCTCCAATAGATAATAGGTTTCACCGATACTTTCCAGACTTCATTGTTAAGATGAAAACTAGAGAAGGTAAACAAAAAACGATGATGCTTGAGGTCAAACCTAAAAAACAAACTAAACCACCTGAAATACCCAAAAGAAAAAGCAAACATTTTATTACCGAAGTCACCACATGGGGTGTCAATCAAGCCAAATGGAAAGCAGCTAAAGAGTTTTGTTTGGATCGTGGTTGGGAGTTCCAATTGATTACTGAGGACCACCTAGGTCTCTAACTAAATACTGTAATGGCCTCTATACTAACACAATTAGCACAAGAAAAATCTGCTGGCGAACTAAGAACCATGTCAAAGGAATCTTTGAAATGGTTGATGGCCAAGATTGCTGATGTCCGTGGTGTAAGGGTTGCAAAAGGTATTTCAAATGAAAAAGTCAGGCAAGTAAACAAGTTTATTTTAGGTGGATTATATTGTTTCTATTATAATCCTAAAGGTAAGATGGATTTACCATATTATGACCAGTTTCCTATGGTGCTGGCATTGGAAAAATATAATGATGGATTTTTAGGTCTAAATTTCCACTATTTACCTATTAAATACCGAGTGGTATTTTTGGATAAATTGATGAATTTCGCAATGATGGGTGATGCTGGAGAAATTATGCGTATGAGAGTCACCTATGATATTTTAACTGCGTCCAAGCGTCTAAAAGAGTTTAAACCGTGTATTAAAAGATACTTATCCTCACATATACAGTCTAAAATACTTACCATCCAACCAAATGAGTGGGATATTGCCGCTTTACTGCCTTTACAACAATTTAAGGGTGCCACAGCACCTGAAGTATGGCAAGATTCAGTAGACGAACTAAGGAAAAACTAAATGGCAGGTTCAATTAACGAATTTAAATCGAGTTTCACCAAAGACTTGGCAAGATCCAGTCGTTTTGATGTGAATATTAATATTCCTTTAGCAATGATTCCATATTTGAACTCGGCCAAAAGATTAAATTATCGGTGTGATAGTGCCAATTTACCTGGCAGAACTTTAGCTACGACAGAACAAAAAACCTATGGTCCAATAGAAAAATATCCATATATGACAACATATAATGATATGTCACTTACATTTATTGTTGATGATGATATGAGTCAAAAGGTGTTCTTTGATGCTTGGTTAAATTACATCAATCCACAATATAATAATAACTTTAGATATAAAAATGATTATGCAACAATTCTTACTGTTAACCAATATAATGTAGCAAATGAATTATCTTATTCAGTTAATCTATATGATGCTTATCCTATTTCTATGAATCAATTAGATTTGAATTGGTCTGATGATGGCTTTCATAAAATATCAGTAGATTTTGCCTATACATACTGGCAGAATAATTCACTACAAGCAATCGGTATGCAATTGGTTGATGCTGGAATTAATGCGATATCTTCAGCGCTTGCAGGTCCTGGTGTTTCAGAAATTAATGCACAAATAACCGCAGAATCAAAATTGGGTGACGTAAATTGATGTTTAACTAATGGAGTGAAAATAAAATGGCATTACCAAAAATTGATGTACCGATTTATGAAATTGAATTACCAGTTTCAAAGAAAAAAATCAAGTATCGGCCTTTCTTAATCAAAGAACAAAAAAATCTGTTGATGGCTATGGAATCTAGTGAAGCATCCACGATACAACAAAGCGTTCGTGATATACTTTATAATTGTACCTTGACTGAAGGTATTGATATTGAGAAGTTACCAATCATTGATGTTGAATACTATTTTATTAACCTCAGAGCAAAATCAGTAGGTGAAGTAATTGAATCACGGTACAGATGTAACAATGAAGTTGATGAAGTAGAATGTGGTAATATCATGGAAAAAGAAATTAACTTATTGGAAATTAAGGTTCAGTCTAATGATGAAGTATCACCTGAAATTCAATTGGATAGTAAATTGAGTATCAAACTAAAGTATCCAGAATTTAGTGTTATCAAAGATTCATTGAGGTATGATAATATCAATGAGGTAACATTTAATATGATTGCTAATAGTATTGAATACATTTATGATGGTGAACAATTTTATTATGGTCATGAAGCACAACCAAATGAAATGTTGGAATTTGTGGAAGGTATGAATCAAGAACAATTCTTAAAAGTAGAAAAGTTTTTTAACAATTTACCAAAATTAAAAGAAACATTAGATATAACTTGTAGCAAATGTGGTTTTCAACATAAAATTGATGTGGAAGGCCTTGAAAGTTTTTTCGTTTAATATTTCGTCATGACAATCTGAAGAATTACTATAAGACTAACTTTTCTTTGATGCAGCACCATAAGTATAGTCTGTCTGAACTTGAAAATATGATACCTTGGGAAAGAGATATCTATATTTCTATGTTGATTTCGTTTATTGAAGAAGAAAACCAAAAGATAAAAGAAAGACAAAGAAATTAGATGTCAATATCAAGCGCACTTAAATCTACAGTATCAGCATTGACTGGATTTGCTGGTAATACTACCCGTGCGATTCTTGGATTATCTACAGTTCCTGCTGGTAAGTCTCCTAAAAATCTTAATGAAATTAATCAGGCTTATTCAGAATCATTATCATCTTCCACAAAAATTCTTGGAGCAATCTTCAGCCAGATGCAAAAGGCACGAGCTGAAGAACTTTCCAATAGAATGGAACAAGAAAATCAAACCAATAATAAAAAACAACAAGATGATAAATTCAATGAAGAATTGATTAAAGCATTGAGTATTAGACGTAAACTTAGAAAACCAAAAAAAGAACCTACCAAAAAAGAAGAGCTTAAGCCAACAGAAAAGAAAAAAGAAGAGCCTAAAAAAGAAGAAAAAAAAGTAGAGCCTAAACCAACTGAGAAGAAAGTTGAAGAAAAGAAAGTAGAGACTAAGCCACAAGAAAAAAAGGTGGAAAAAAAGGAAGAAGTTAAACCGCCACCAGAAAAAGTTCCGGTAAAAGAAGTACCTAAAGAGGCAGTAAAACCTCCTCCTAAAGAAGTACCAAAAGAAGTACCAAAACCAACGGCAGAAAAAGTTGCCCCTACACCACCAAAACCGGCTACAACTGCAGGTAAAGGAATTGCAGCTGCGGCCGCATTATCTGGTCGAGCAGCTAAAGTAGCTATTGGATTAGGAGTCAATTGGTATTGAAAATCTATATTGGCCATTATTGTGTTTTCCTTTGTAAAGCAGACCTGTCATCTTTTTTAGTACCTCGGACTATAATATCAGCCTCAGGCTCTGATGAAGGTGTCATAGTATTATTTACAATAGTTTGAGATTTATTTGGTGTGGAAGCTTTTAAGTCTTTATTAGCTTTTGAAATATCATCTACTTGTGTACCAACAGAATCAGATGATGAAACTGGTGTATAACTATTTGCAAAAGCAGCTACCTTATCTCTATACTTGTCTGCACTAGCTGTTGCATACCCAGCTTTAGCAACTTCAAAACCAAATTCTGAAGGAGTTGTTGCTTCCAAGGCTTTTGAATATCGTGGAGCTTTAAGAAATGAAATATAATTATCTGTAAAATCTTGAAAATTATTGAATTTGGCGAAATAACTTTTAACTTGCACCCATTTTAATCCTTCTGATTGGGCTTTATCATATGCACCTTTTCCAAACCATTCATCAACAGTTTTTTCTACTTTTTGACCATTTTGATATTTTATCATTTTATCAT